AGGCCTTCAACGCCGCGCGATGTATGACCGGGCTGCGATGTTCACGCGCGCCACGAAAGAGGCAGACCACGATTTTGCGGCATTCGGTGGGGCCGTTATCTCGACAGAGGTCAACCGCCGCGATATGAAGCTGCTTTATCGGTGCTGGCATTTGCGGGACGTGGCTTGGTCGGAAGACAGCTACGGGCAAATCTGCGAGGTTCACCGCAATTGGAAGCCTACGGTCGCGGAGCAAATCCAGTATTTCCCCAATTCGGCTCATGAAAAGACACGGGAACGGGCGCAAAAAGAGCCTGAGGCCAAAACCAATGTGCGGCATGTCATCATCCGCGCAACCGATTACGCCGCCGTCAAGTTTCGCCAACCGTGGGTATCGCTGTTCATTGACGTGGATAACGACTGCATCTTGGAAGAGCGTGGCAGCTGGACGCAGATTTACACCATCCCGCGTTGGGCCACGATTTCCGGCTCGCAGTATGCCTATTCACCCGCCTCCCTGATTGCCCTGCCTGATGCGCGTATGCTGCAAGCTATGACGCTAACCCTGCTGGATTCCAGTGAGCGCGCTGCCAACCCGCCAATGATCGGGGTGTCTGAGGCCATTCGCGGGGATCTGAACATCTATCCGGGCGGCTTCACTGCCATTGACGCGGAATATGACGAGCGGCTTGGCGAAGTGCTGCGGCCATTGGTGCAAGATAAGAGCGGGCTATCGTTTGGGCTAGAGATGTCAGACCGCACAAGCGCCATGCTGCGCGAGGCGTTCTATCTCAACACGCTGTCCATGCCGCCTGCTGGTGGGCCTGATATGACTGCCTATGAAGTCGGGCAGCGCGTGCAAGAGTATATCCGCAATGCCCTGCCGCTGTTTGAGCCAATGGAAAACGACTACAACGCGGCGCTGTGTGAAATCACATTCGAAACCTTGATGCGCGAAGGTGCATTTGGTGCGCCAAACACCATCCCGGAATCCATCCAAAACACCGATGTGCAGTTTGTCTTTGAAAGCCCGCTGGCGACAATGATCGAGCGCGAGAAGGGCCAGAAATTCCTTGAAGCCAAGGCGATGATTGCGCAAGCGGCGGAAATTGAACCCGGTGCTGTCGAGATTATGGACTTTACCACAACGCTGCGTGACGTGCTGTCTGGCATTGGTGCGCCTGCCAAGTGGTTGCGGTCGCCCGAAGCGGTCAAGGCGGATGCTGATGCGAAAGCGGAACAACAGCAAACCGCGCAATTGCTTGCCAGCATGCAACAAGGGGCTGATGTGGCCGCAACGCTTGGTCAGGCTTCGCAAAGCCTTGGCATGGGTGCTGTATGAAGCCGCGCGATAAGGCTTGGCTTCCTGCCGATTATACCCCGGCCAATATCGAGGCAATCAAGGCGGTCTATCGCGGGGAGGCTGACGCTTTCCAGCAACGGCAAGTCTTGGATTGGATCATCAACAACGCTGCCGGGGCTTATGAATTGTCATTTCGCAGCGATGCGGATGGCGGTGAGCGTGAAACCGCATTTGCAGAAGGTCGGCGCTTTGTCGGCATGCAAATTGTGAAACTCGTCAACATGTCGCCCGATGTGGTGGCTGCATTAAGGAACAAAAATGGCTGATGCTGAAACTCCGGCCCCTGTTGTTGAACAGGGCAACCCGGTTGAACCTGCAATCGTCACTGAAACCCCGGCTGTTGAACCTGCGAAGACGGTTCTTGAAGGCGGCGCTGATCCGACTACGCCCGTTACGCCTGATTGGCCTGAGGATTGGCGCGACAAGCTGGCAAAGACTGACGCCAAGCTGCGAACTCGCCTTGATCGGTTCAAGTCGCCTGCTGACGTGCTGACGGCCTATACCGAACTTGAAAAGCGCATGTCGTCGGCAAAGGTCAAACTGCCAGACACGCCAACTGAGGAACAACTTGCGGCCTATCGCAAGGACAACGGCATCCCCGACAAGCCCGATGGCTATCTGGCCGCGCTGCCATCCGGTCTTGTGATCGGCGACGAAGACAAGCCGCTGGTGCAATCGTTCCTCGACCGGGTTCACGGCAAGAATGCCCCGCCCGAAGTCGTGGCCGATGCTGTTGACTGGTTCTATGCGGCTCAAGAAGAAAAGATGGCGGAACAAGCCGCGCAAGACAAAGAATTTCGCGTGAAGTCAGAGGATGCGCTACGGGCTGAATGGGGTGGCGAGTTTCGCGGCAACATCAACTCGATCACGGCTTTCCTCGATGCTGCCCCGGCAACAGAAGACGGGACGCCGCTTAAAGACCTTCTGATGGGTGCGCGTCTGTCTGACGGCACACCTCTTGGAAACCATCCTACGGCGCTTAAATGGCTGGCCCAGATTGCCAGTGATGCCAACCCTGCGGGCTTTGTCTCGCCCGGTGTCGGTGGCTCACAAGCCGAAAGCGTTGAAAGTGAAATCGCGACTATCGAAAACCGGATGCGCACAGACCGCCCCGGCTATATGCGCGATGAACCCATGCAGGCGCGCTATCGCCAGCTTCTAACCGCGCGGGAAAAACTCGCGCGATAAGCGGTCAACCCGGAAACGGCACCGCACCCCAGACTGAACCCCTGCACAACGACAATGCCCCGAACCTGCGATTTAGCGGCCCCAAAAGGCAACCCGCTCGCTGGATTGGACAACCTGAGTTGGTCCGTGCCTCACCCTAATTCGAGGTAAACTCCAATGGCTGATACAGCTTTTCAAACCCAATACCGTCAAGAGATGGTTATGGGCTTCGAGCAAATGCAATCGCTTTTGCGCGACACTGTTACCACCGAATCCGTGGTCAAGGGCAATACTGCCACATTCTTGGTTGCGGATAGCGGCAATGCCGTTCCCGTTACCCGTGGCATCAACGGCCTGATCCCGTCGCGCCCCGACAACCTGTCGCAGTCCACTGCAACGCTGGTTGAATGGCATGACAAGCCGATCAAGACCGGGTTCAACATCTTCGCTTCGCAGGGAAACCAGCGCGCGATTATGCAGCAAACCACCATGGGCGTCATGAACCGCAAGATCGATGCGGACATTCTGACCGAACTTTCGACCGCAACCGTCACCGCTGGCGCTGCCACCACGTTCAGCCTTGCGCTGGCCGTCAAGGCGAAGGCCATTCTGCAACTCGCGGAAGTGCCGTGGGATAACCAGATCTTCGCCGTTATCAGCCCTGCGGCTGAGGCGTATCTGCAAGCTGTGAGCGCCTTCACCTCGTCCGATTTTGTCAACGTCAAGCCCTTGCAGGATGGCGGCGGCTGGTCGGACAAGCCCAAAGTGCGTGAATGGCTTGGCATCAAGTGGATTACCCACCCCAATGTGATCGGTGTGGGCACCTCGTCCGAAACCTGCCTCATGTTCCACCGCTCGGCTATCGGCCATGCTGTGAACACGGGCGGCATGCAAACCGCTGTCGGCTATGACGAAGAAGACGATTATTCGTTCTGCCGCACCTCGGTCTTCATGGGTTCGAAACTTCTGCAAAACTCCGGCGTTGTGAAGATCCTTCACGATGGCTCGGCGTATGTTGGCTCGTAAGGAGGGCTAGAGATATGGCTTATGCAACTTCCAACCCTCCGATGCTGATTGCAGGCGGTCTTGGCACTATGACGGGCGGCAAGCTTTGGTTCTATCGCTCGACCGACGCAGCAACCCTGATCCGGGTGGCCGGGTATTTCACCAATGGCTTCAACCTCGGCATGCGCGCTGGGGATGTGCTGTTTGCGGTTGATACCGACGCTGCGCCGCTTTCGATCCAAGCCTTTGTGGTCAACGCCGCAACGGCAACCCAAACCGACGTGTCGGATGGTCTGGCAATCACTGCCACCGATACCGACTAATACCAATGGTGGGGGCTTTACGGCCCCCGCCCTCCCCTTCGCATAAGGTAGCACAATGAACCGCAAGCCAACCCGCATGCTAACGCAAGAGCAAGCGATCAACGTCTATTTCTGCACAGTCGAAGAGGGCGTGACGCTTGATGATGTCATGGCCCCCGGCTTTTGGGCGCATGTTTGCAAGCAATTGCTGCCGCACCACGAGATCAAGGTGTTTCCGGCTGATGGCGCATGGCGCGCGCATTTGCTTGTGCGGTCGGTCGGCGCGACTGAGGCGCTGGTTCACCTTCTGCAATTCGATGACTTCGCCGTTGCGGCTTCTGAGGTTGTCGATGCTTCCCAATTCACGACGAAATATCGCGGCCCCTCGCATATGCACTGCGTCATCCGCAAGGATAACGGCGCGGTTGAAAAGGCGAATTTTGCCACCAATGACGCGGCCCTTGGCTGGATCGCGGAACATGCGAAAGCGATGGATCGGTAATGGCTGTTTCCTCGGACATCAAGCTGAGCATTTACAATGCCGCGTTGCGGGCGTTGGGGTCGCGGGAACTGGCAACTCTGTCAGAAAACCGTGAGCCGCGCCGGGTGCTTGATGGTATCTGGGGATCAAGCAACAATGTCGTCAAATACGCCTTGTCGCGGGGCGAGTGGAACTTTGGCCTGCGAACTGCTGAGGTAGATTACACGCCTTCGATTGAGCCGGGGTTTGGGTTTAGCCGCGCCTTCGACAAGCCTGATGACTTTGCCAGATTGGCGGGATTGTCGGCTGATGAATACATGCGCCGCCCTCTGGTCAACACTGAGTATGTCGATGAGGCAACCTTCTGGTTCGCCGATGTTGACGTGCTTTATGTGCGCTATGTTTCATCTGGTGATGATTATGGGATGAACTCGGCGGCTTGGCCTGAGTCATTCCAGAACTATCTGGCCTTCCGCTTGGCATGGCTTGGGTGTGAGCGCATCACCAATTCGACGGCAAAGAAGGATCGGCTAGAGCGTGATATGATGGTTGCGCTCAAGGAAACCCGCTCTGTCGATGCAATGGCAGAAGGCGTCAAGTTTCTGCCGCGTGGCGGCTGGTCCAGATCGCGGGGCAGCAATTGAAAAGCCGTGATGTTCTAGCCGTCTTCAACCGTGGGCGCATTAGCCGCTTGGCGATGGCAAGAACCGATGTTGCGCGCGTGGCGCTATCGGCTGATATTCAAACAAATTGGATGCCAAGAACGCTTGGCTCCATGATGGTTCGGCCCGGTTTTGAAAACATCGGAACCAATACCGGCGATGGGGCAAATATCCCGTTCATCTATTCCAATACTGATACCGCCATTCTGGAACTGAGCGCCGGGGCCATGCGGGTTTGGGCCAATGGTGACACGCTGGTTTCCCGTGCGGCTGTAACTGCAACCATCACAAACGGGCTGTTCAACACCGATCTTTCGGGATGGACTGATGCGGATGAGGGAACTGCGGCGTCAACGTGGCTGACAGGCGGCTTCATGCAACTTCTTGGGACGGGCTACAGTGCAGCACGTCGCCGCCAAGCTGTATCCATCACTGAAACCGCAACAGCGCATGCCCTGCGCATTGTGGTAACGCGGGGGCCGGTGTTGTTCCGCATCGGAACAACAGCAGGCAACGACAACATATACAGACAGGCAGTTTTGCGAACCGGCACGCATAGCATTGCCTTTGTTCCTGGCGTCGCGACGGTTCATATTGAGATTGCATCTTCTGTAAAGTGGCAAACAATTGTTGCAAGCTGCACCATGGAAGCGGCGGGGATTCTGTCCCTCCCTACGAAATGGGGAACGGCAGCAAAGTGCAAGGCGGTGCGCTGGCAACAAAGTGCGGACGTGGTTTTCTGCGCCTGTGCGGGGCAAAAGCAACAGCGGATCGAACGCCGCCCGAATAATTCATGGTCGGTTGTCGATTATAATTCAGACGATGGCCCGTTCATGACGGAAAATGTGGATAATATCCTGCTGACGCCAAGCGCGTTGGCGGGTGAAATCACTGTTTCCGCCTCTCGGCCTGTCTTCAAGTCGGGTCATGTGGGGGCTTTGTTCCGCATATCCTCGCAAGGCCAACGGGTTATCAGCAGCTTGAGCGCCGATCTGACTTATACAAACTATATTCGCGTGATTGGCGTGGAAAACGAGCGGCGCTTTACGGTATCGCGCACTGGAACTTGGACCGGCACGCTTAGTTTGCAGCGGTCTTTGGGCGAGCCGGGGTCGTGGGTGACAGTGGCAACCTATACCACAAGCGCATCGGTCACTTATGATGACGGGCTGGATAACTCCATTGCCTATTATCGCTTGGGGTTTGAATCTGGTGGATATGGTTCAGGAACGGTTCAGGCGCTGCTTGAATATTCCAGCGGGTCCATTACCGGAACCGTGCGGCTGATCGGCGTTACAAGTGGAACGTCTGCAACGGCCATTGTTCTCAAGGATCTTGGTGGCACGGATGGCTCTGAAATCTGGGCGGAAGGCGCGTGGTCTGATGAGCAAGATTGGCCATCTGCCGTTGGATTGCAAGAGGGGCGGCTGTGGTGGTCTGGCAATGGCCGCAACTATGCGTCAGTGCCGGATGCTTACACGTCTTTCGATCCCGAAACTATTGGGGACAGTCAGCCGATCAACCGCCAAACGGGCGAGGGCGCGACCAATGTCAGTAATTGGATTTTGGGGCTGCAACAATTGATCGTTGGCACGGATGGCGGGGAGCATTCGGTTCGGTCAACCTCGTTTGAAGAACCAGTAACGCCGCTGAATTACAACGCCAAGGCTAGAACCACAAAAGGCTCTGCGCCTGTGCCTGCGGCGTCTGCTGATGGGCTTGGTTTCTTTGTCGGGCGTGACGGGGCAAAGTTGTTTGAATTGGCATATGACGCTGGAACCTATGGCTATCAGGCGCTTGAAGCGACCATGCTTTGCCCTGAGGTTAGCGCGGCTGGTATTGTCCGGGTGGCCGTCCAGCAATCGCCAGATATGCGGGTGCATGCCGTTCTTGCTGATGGCACGGTTGCCCTGATGGTGCGCGACTCTGCTGAGGATGTGAAGTGCTGGGTCAATGTTGAAACAGATGGCGATGTTGAAGATGTTGTCGTTCTGCCTGGTGTTACAGAAGATCGGGTATTTTACCGGGTTCGCCGGGTGATCGGCGGCGTGACTGTGCGCTATCATGAGCGGTGGGCGCTGGAATCGGAAGCCCGTGGCGGCGCATTGAACAAGATGGCTGATAGCTGCAAGTCAGGTTCTGGGGCGATTACTGGCCTGTCGCATCTGAACGGGAAAACCGTTGTGATCTGGGGCGATGGAAAAGATCAGGGAACTGCTATCGTTTCTGGCGGAACTGTTCCGGGTTCCTATGCGAATTGGTGTGTGGGGCTGCCATATACCGCGACATATAAGAGCGCCAAGCTTGCAGGGCAGACTTCTTTGGGCCTGTCGATCACGCAGCGGTCACGCATCAATGCAATCGGGCTGGTGCTTGCTGATACGCATGCGCAAGGCTTGCAATATGGGCCAAGCTTCGATGTTCTGGATGATCTGCCCATGATGGAGGATGGTGCGCTAGTTGACGCTGATCTTGTGTGGGATGCCTATGACAAGGACATGGTGGAATTTCCGGGGGATTGGTCAACGGACAACAGGATATGCCTTGTAGGGGCTGCGCCACGGCCTTGCACGGTGCTTGCTGCGGCATTGTCGATTGACCGCCAAGACAAGGATTAAGTCCAGACCTGCAACGGCTGGCGATATTGAGGCGTTCTTTGGCCGTTCTGTGCCGCACACTATTCGGGCGCGGGTGCTGGAACGTGATGGCTCTGTGGTCGGGGTGGCGGGTTACTACATCATCAACGGGATTGCCGTGATGTTTTCGGACAGTAAAGGCGACATATCCAAGATGACGATTTGGCGCGAATCCAAGGCGATGATGGATGGCATAAGGGTTCCGGCAATTTGTGTTTCGCAAGATGGGTCTGGCCCATTTCTAGAGCGGCTTGGCTGGCAATATGTCGGTCCTTCTGCGGATGGTGAGGTTTATAAATGGCTGTAATGCTTGCGCCGATCATGTCGGCAATGACCGCTGCGGCCCCCGTGCTGGCAATGGGGGGGACAATCCTTTCCGCTGCTGGTGCAATCAAGCAGGGCAACGCCGCCAAAGCCACGGCGAACTATAACGCCTTGCAGCTTGAAGCCGCTGGCAAAACTGAGCGGGCTTCTGCGCAACGGGCTGCG